ATAGCCTGTCAGAAGGAGCACTAAACGATACATACACGGATATTACGGAATTCCCACAGAACATTCACGAGTATCATCGCATGATTGCGACCGCACAGGCAAACGCCATGAAACTTGAAGAACTGAAAAAAGCGGCAACAGCAAAACCCAAAGCAGAAACTGAAAAAGAAACTAAAGCAAAGGAGGGAGAAGATTGAACCGAAACAATGAGCGACACTTCAACCAAATTCCAGAAATGAAGGCAAGTCGAACACGATTCAACCGTGACCAGACTATTCTCACAACATTTGATTCCGGCAAACTGATTCCGTTTTACGTGGACGAAGTATTACCGGGCGACACATTCAACGTAAATACATCAGCAATCATTAGAATGACCACACCGAAATATCCGGTGATGGACGATGCATTTATTGACTTCTACTATTTCTACTGTCCCAACAGAATTCTGTGGGACGACTTCAAATACTTCATGGGAGAAGTCGAAAGCACACCGTGGATGCCAACAAAAACCTATAAAGTCCCACAAATCCTAATAGGCGGCACAGAACAAGACTATAAACCGCATGAAAAAACAATCCTAGATTACATGGGAGTGCCGACAAAAATCAATAAAAGTTTCAACATCAACGCACTGCCGGTAAGAGCATACGTGAAAATCTGGAACGAATTTTTTCGAGACGAAAACGTAGATAACCAGGCAACATACACAAGCACAGACGAAATCGTCACATATTCAACAGGAACAGAAAGCGGAAAAGATGAAGACGCAACAATAGAAAACAGACTTTTAAACGCGTACAGAGGAGGATTCTGCTTACCAGTAAACAAGTTCCACGACTACTTTACCAGCTGCTTACCGTATCCTCAGCGCGGGCCGGCCGTAACACTGCCGATGCAAGGCAATGCAAGAATAGCCGGATACACAAACGACAAATTTAACGAAAGAACACCCCTATATGCAAACAGCTTTTTTGACGGAAGCACAAACCCGGGCAACATCAAAGATAAACTATATACAATTGCGGCAGATGGAGGCACAGGATCAACATACTTAAACATTGGAGACGGAACAGGATCAGACCATAACGTAGTATACCTAGGAGCAGACCTAAGCAATGTAGCGGCCGCAACCATCAACGACTTGAGAAAAGCCGTAGCAGTACAGCAGTACTACGAAGCACTTGCAAGAGGCGGAAGCCGTTACCGCGAACAGGTACAAGCACTGTGGGATGTGGTAATCTCTGACAAGACCGTGCAGGTGCCGGAATACCTTGGCGGCGGCAGATACCACGTCAATATGAATCAAATCGTTCAGACAAGCGGTCAACAGACCAACACAGATACACCAATCGGTGAAACTGGCGCAATGTCAGTAACGCCGGTAAACGAAAGCAGTTTTACCAAATCGTTTGAAGAGCACGGCTTCGTAATCGGCGTATGTTGTGTGCGACACAATCACAGTTACCAGCAAGGGCTTGAACGATTCTGGAGCAGAATGGACAGGCTGGACTACTACGTGCCACAGTTCGCAAACTTAGGCGAACAGCCTGTAAAAAATAAAGAAATCATGCTCACCGGCAGAGCAAGCGATGAACAAACATTTGGATATCAAGAAGCATGGGCAGACTACCGCATGAAACCGAATCGAGTATCAGGCCTCATGAGAAGCAACGCAACAGGAACGCTAGATTTCTGGCATTATGCTGACAAGTATGAAAACGTGCCAACGCTGTCACAGGAATGGATGGCAGAAGGAAAGACAGAAATTGCACGCACTCTAATCGTGCAGGATGAGCCGCAATTTTTCGGAGCAATCCGAGTAGCAAACAAAACCACAAGACGGATGCCGTTGTACAGTGTACCGGGCTTGTACAAACTGTAAGAAAGGAGGAAGCCCGGAGAAATCCGGGCTATTTTTAAATGGGAAAATTATCAGGATTCTTAACAGCGCTCAACGTAGCTGGAAACATTGCAAACACAGTTGGAACATTTGCAAACGCTGGAAAACAAATCGCTGGAGCATTCGGTGGATGGGGTCAAGAAGGCGGAAGCCAAAGCCAAGGCGGAAGCGTAAGCCAGGGCGGTGGACACTCCGAGAGTGGAAGTCAAGCAGGAACAAACATACAGCAAGTTGATGACTGGCTTAAAAAGGCATATGCATACCAAGGGCAAGAAGCTGCCATGCAAGGTAAATACAACAGCCAAAGCATGTTAAAACAAATGGGGTACAATACCTTGTCAGCAATCATGCAAGGCGTATACAACCACATTGAAAACAGCGTAGCCATGAACTACAACAGCGCGGAAGCACTCGCAAACCGTGAATGGCAAGAGCACATGTCAAACACAGCATATCAGCGAGCTGTAGAAGACATGAGAAAAGCAGGGCTTAACCCAATCTTAGCCTTTGCAAACGGCGGAGCAAGCACACCGGGCGGCAGTGCAGGAACAATCAGCGGGGCGAGTATGGGACTTGCAAGTAGCAGTGCACTAGGAGTAAGCAGAAGCGGAGGATTTGTGCCAAACGCATACTCAAGTTCAAGCTGGAGTCAAAGCGATTGGTATAATGCGGCGCAAAGCTGGCAACAAATGCTTAGCGAAACACATATGTCGCCGTACGGACTGCAAAAAGCACTTACAGAAGTCCAGGACAACACAAGCAAAGCCATCACAAAGGCAACAGATAAAGTAGAAAAAGTAAAAGGCACAGAACAAAGCAGAAGTATAAAACAGCAAGACAAAACAGGATCATACGGAGAAAAACGAAAGCCAGGTGACTATCTTAAATGAGTTGTTACAAGCCATTAATAAGGCTGTACAACCCGGAAAAAAGAGACATAAGCGGGCGGGTGTATTCACTTGCCCGCTTTTCTGAAATAAGCGGGAAACAGCTCAAGTATGAAGATTTGATGTATAGGAAAGATGTCATGTTGATACCATGTGGGCAATGCATCGGATGCAGAATCCGACAACGCGAGGACTGGACAACACGAATAGAACTAGAAGCGCGAGATTATCCAAGAGAAGAAGTTTGGTTTATCACACTAACCTATGATGACGACCACGTACCGGGCATGATAATAAACACAGGCGAAATCATGCGAAAAGTACAATACGTCTGGAAGCCGGGAGAGAAGCGCCCTGAAAGCGTCCAAACGTTGCTATATACTGACGTTCAAAAGTTCTTAAAACGCCTCAGAAAGGCTTATAGGGACAAATTACGCTATTTTGTAGCGGGAGAATACGGAGAACAGACGGCAAGGCCGCATTACCATATGATACTATATGGATGGAGGCCAACAGACCTAGAGCATCTATACAAGATACAACACAACGGATACTACACAAGTGAATGGCTAGCAAAACTATGGGGCATGGGTCAAATCCAAATAGCACAAGCAGTACCAGAAACATATAGATACGTTGCAGGATACGTCACAAAAAAAATGTACGAAATAGACGGCAAGAAAGCAAATGCATATTACGAACTAGGACAACAAAAACCTTTTGCATGTATGAGCCTTAAACCAGGTCTAGGAGACCACTATTACCAAGAACACAAAGCAGAAATCTGGAGACAAGGGTACATCCAATGCACAAACGGCAAACACGCACAAATTCCACGCTATTATGAAAAAATGATGGAAGCTGAAAACCCACAAAGATTGTGGAGAATTAAACAGAACAGACAAGCAAAAACAATTGCAGAAAACCGGCTAAAGTACGAAAATGCAGACTTTGCAGAACAGTGTAAAACGAAAGAGAGAGTGATAAAGAAGCAGATGAAGAAGAAGGGGACACTTTAACAGTGTCACTTAGCCCAGTACCTATCAAGTAAGGTACTGGGCTATTGTAATTTAAAAGCTCCATGTTATCAAACTATTCAGTGATTCAAAGGGGTTGACTTAAAGTCAACCCCTTGCGTCGCGCCCCAGTCTTGGGGCTGCCGCTGTACGCACGTGCGCACACGCGCGTAAACGCGCACGCGCACACGCGCGTATATTATATTAACTTGTTGTAGTAGTAGTAGTAGTAGGCAATGTGGAAAAGTTGAAAAGTACTAAAAATTAACGATAAAGCGTAAAATAAAGCGTAAATAAAAAGCAAAAAAAAATGTTGAAAGTTTTGTTGAAAACTTGTTGAATTGTTGAAAGTTCGTCAAAATGACGGAAATCATTGTGCAACATTGTGTTGAAAACCTGTTGAAAGTGTTGAAAGTGTTGAAAACGCGCACAGCGCTAAAAAGGAATGAATTAGCCGAGCTCCGCGTGCGCTCCGCACGGCAAGGCGCTAAAGCGCTTTCAAAACAAAGGAGCAAAACCGGGTTACAAGAGAAGATTAAAAATATATTACAAAACAGCAAAATAATTGAAAAACCTATTGACATGTAATAAACTTAAATCACAGAAAAGAAAGAGAGGTAAGCACCATGGACAAGACTTTCTATGCAGATGAAATTGAAAGCTGTGCAGCAGCACTTTACAAAGAAGGATGGAGAAGCAATGACAAAGACGAACTGAAGGCAGAGTACAACTTGAATAATAGATGGGCAAACACAATCTGCAAAAAATTAAAAGAGTACGAAAGGAATTGACAAAAATGATAAAGAGCTATATCATGGACACAGAAGCAAACGAAAAAGTAGGACAGCACTTCAAAGTAAAGGAATTTGCTTGCCAAGACGGTTCACAAGTAGTTTTTATAGACAGTTATCTAGTGTCAATCCTAGACATCCTCAGAAACGAAGTCGGAAAACCTGTAATCATCAACAGCGGATACCGAACACCGACAAGGAATAAAGAAGTAGGCGGTACAAAATACTCATACCATATGCGCGGTATGGCCGCGGACATTCGAATAAACGGAATGAGTGCAAAAGAAATTGCCAACAAACTGAATGAAATCATCCCGAATGAATGCGGCATTATCGTATATAGCACGTGGGTACACATCGACACACGCACAAAAAAATACAGAAAGGGGGTATAAAATGGCACTGATTTCCATTAAAGACGTCAAGCAAGCAATCCGAATCATGATGCAGATTCTCGAAAAGCTTGACGAAATCTATCACGCACTGCATGACAGCATCAACGAAAACGAAAAGGAGTAAACCATGATGCACAAAGCATGGAATGTACGAGACCAGACCGAAAAAGAACACCATGGACGAAACAAAAAAAAGAAAAGAAAGGTACACAACAATGGCAAGACATCGTAAGGTAATGAGCGGCGCAAAAGACCGAAGAATGTTTAACGTAACCGCACGAAAAACAAAAAACATCAACCTTAGCCAGAAGCCTATGCGCGGTGGCATCCGGCTGTAAAAGAAAGGAAAACAACAAATGAGACACAACTACTATGGCATCTGGGACGACGTGGCAAAATGCTATGCATGGGTAGGAGAAAGCAAGAACGATGCAACTTTTGCGAGAATGTGCAGCGTAATGGCAAAGGACGAAAAGACCTTCATCGGGCAGAGTCCACAGGACTACACAGGTTATAAGCTGGCAGAATTCGAGGATGAGACGGGACTTTTCCAGAACTGGAAGGAAAAAGTATGGGAGGGCAAGCCGAATGAATAAACGGTACGAAGAAGGGCGAGAGCCCTTCTTTTCCGAATCAGGAGAAAAATTCCGAAAGCAATACGTCTGGACAAAAGACGAGAAAGGCGAAGAAGTACTTCAAGAAACTGAACCAATCGACATTCAACAGGAAATCGAAAGCTATGCAGACGAATGCGACATCAAAAACATTGTTCGAAAAGCAAGTTTTGACCCAAATTTTCTAAATAGCCTGTCAGAAGGAGCACTAAACGATACATACACGGATATTACGGAATTCCCACAGAACATTCACGAGTATCATCGCATGATTGCGACCGCACAGGCAAACGCCATGAAACTTGAAGAACTGAAAAAAGCGGCAACAG